GTCTGATAATCGATCACAGTCGTTCCATCCAGGGCGTACAGGGTGCAGCGTACTGCTGAGATCTCCTTTGGGCTTCCGGATGTGGTCATAGACCACGTTACAGAAACCTCGCCATCTGCCGGACTGTTATAAGCTGTCGTCCAGGTTTTTCCATCGGAAGTTTCTTCAATCTTAAACCTGCCTTTATATGCGCTTCTTTCAACAGAATCCCCGTCTCTGTAAAGGCCTGAAAATGTAAGTTCCTCCGGAGACATCGTCTCATCTGCCATTCTTTTTACAATCGCAGCCGGACAGTCCAGATAGTACGTCCTTCCATTATCACCGGCATATAACTTCGCAACTGTAAACTTCTTTGTCAGTACCATAGTATCCAGATATACTACGCGGATGCTCACCCATCCGCTGTGTGCAGACAGGGATCTTACCGTGTAGGTGTGTGCTGTTTTGTCCCAGGAACCGGTGACACTGTCGGATGTGGTCACTATGAACGAACAGTCCTCTGTGACATCTGTGGAATTGTATAATACGGTTGCTGTTGTGGTTACTGACGGGAACTCCCCTATGATACTGCCATCATTATGTGCCGGGATGCTCTGATATTCGTTATCAAGCTGTAAGGTCATGTTGCGGGAAGATGCAATGGAATTGTCTATTTCACTGAATTTCTCCTGTAAATTTTTCTTTCCCAGTATAAAACTCTTTGGGTCTATTTCGACTTCTCCTGTATCTGCATTTATCCGGAACGTAACCTTCCCATCATTGTCTTCTGCAGTAAACCCTCTGGTATTGAGCCATTTTGCCTGGATCCCGATTGCATATAAGATATTCAGGACTGCATCACCATTACTGTCGAATCCGGAAGTCCACTTTCCTGCCGCTGTGGTTGCTTCATCCGTCCCCTGATAGTCGGATGTCACAAAAAATCCATCAGCTGCAGTCTTATATACGATCTTCGATTCTGACAGGCGCAGCTTATTATGTCGGTATGCGATCACGGATCCATCCGGCTGTACCACTTCTGTATAGTAGAATCCCAGTGTATTTGCAGCCATATCATTCATCTGTTTCAACCTTGCGTTGTATGCAGATATCTTTTCTTCCGTTTTCTTAAGAGTCTGCTCCACCAGTGCCTTTGTTCCACTGGGATATTCCAGGCTCTGTGTTTCCAGGCTCTTTGCTTTGCAGGAGAACTCTGTGCCGTCTGCAAAATTAAACTCTATGTCTGTAGCATAAGATCTGTGTAGATTTCCCCTGCTGTCTTTGAACTGTATGGCATCGCCAAAGACAGCATAACCTACCGGGATGCTGCTCAGGGAAAACGGAAGGAGTTCGAAGTCCTCAAGGATCTGTCCGATGCGGCTCACGCCCTCTTCCTCATTTCCTGCCAGAAGCTGATATCAATGACATAGCCTTCCGTTCCATACAGATATTCCTCGTCACCGTCTGTGTACTTCACACCAGTCACCACAAGCGGATCTATGTCATTTTCCGCATCTCCGACCACTGGCAGGTCATGTCCTGTTATAACTTTTTCGTATACAGTGATGATCTCTTCATCCTCTGTGTCCAGGATTGACTGGCCGCTGGCATCCGGCCATGGGATTTCTTCCATCAGAACCACATGGTCTTCCTTGTCAAATGTGACTATTCTCAGCAAATCGTTCTCATCTATCCTTGCGTTGCCGCCTGCCAGTGCTGCAGCCATGCCGATCACCGCACGACAGGTCGTACCTTCCGGTGCTTTCTGTACCTGAAAGTCAGAATTCTTGAAATTTGCATCCCCCATCACAAGCCCGCTCTGCCGGCAGGCATCCCGGAAGACTTCGCCTGCTGTACACGGAAAGTTAAGATTTGTTTTATATGTACGGTCTGCTTTACTCATGTAATCCAATAATGTCAGATTGATCTCGCCGTCGATTGCCGGTTTCCTGCATACGATGAAACTCCCTCTTTTAAAGGTTTCCAGATGGTCAGATAACTGTAAATTCATAAAAATCGTAAATACTGCTCCATTAAAGCTGTACTCGTCAAACTGTCCTTTGTCATTAACAAGAGAAAGTGTGGCTGTCTTTTCGATTGCCACTCCGATTGGAAAATCACTGCTGTCAGCTGCATCAATAATCCCGTTCCCGTCCAGATAGAAGTCTTTCTTTTCGAGGGAAAGTTTCGTTCCATCTGCCAGAGTCACATTTGCTGTCACATAATAATTATGATTCTTTTTTGATTCTTCTTTTAACTGTTCTGAAACGTTGATCAAATCTTTTCTATCCTCCTTATATTGATGGTCAGATCCGTCCAGCTTTCTTCGTTTTCTTCCAGATTCTGGGCTGTCATATTGTAGTTCGACGCATAGAACGTCCGGTCAATCCATTTACCTGGGATTGTAGGATCCTTATGGTGGAAAGTGAATTCTGATTTGTTGATCATTCCGTTCAGGATTACTGCAATTTCCTCCCAGCTCAAAACATCCCAGGTCAGATCGTATCCTCCGATCGTGCCCATCGGACTGTTATGCATGGACAGCTCCTGATCTCTTTTGGAGCTCTTGGTACTTGTAGTTGCAAATACCGGCTTATATGTAGACGGAGCTGCGATTGCAACCCCATCTACCGTAAAACTTTCTTCCTTTTTCAGACCGGACATCTTACCACTCCTCTCCCAGTTTAAATGGATTCTTTCCTCCATTTCTGCTTCTCTGAAGTTCTCCCTCTTCCAAAATAATATTCAACAATTTTCTTCCAGAAGCTGTCACAGATACATTATAGGTATTTCCGTCCTGTTTCTGCGGGCTTTCTTCCCGAACAATCTTTCTCAGAAGTCCCTCCGGAGCTTCGATGTTATTTCCGGTTTTCTGGTCACCCAGGACTGCCAGAAATTCAGATCTTGGTGGAATAACAGCTCCACTTGCAAGATACGGAACAGAACTTACTCTCGGCAGATTCATCCAATAATTCCCCCATCTGTGCACTCCTGTCGGACCTACGACATCATAGGAAAATGTGAATGCATGCTCCACGCCTGATATTGCATTATTGATATTTCCTATCGTCCGGTTCACTTCTGAAATCATATTATTGAGTACTCTTGTGATTCCTGTTGTGCCGTTAGCAATCCCCTGTGCCAGTCCGTTTCCCATCCTGGTTCCTGCGTACTCCATAGAAGAAGACAGACTGTTCATTTTTCGATTTATCATTCCGATCATATCTGCTATGATCTGGCTGATTCGTTCACTGGCTTTTTGCCATTTGAATGTCATTGTATTGTACTGGCCGCTAAAATGGGAATTTACTGTTTTCTGCATTTCTCCAAGCTTCAGATTAGCCGTCTGTTTCATGCGATCCAGATTTTTGGAGACCTCTTCTGCAGAATTTCCCCAATTAGTAACCGTCGCTGTATTTACGCCGCTGGTTGCATCCTCTGCTGCCTTCTGGACATCTGAGAGGTTTGATTCCGCATCTGTCTTCATCTTACCGGTTGCACTAGTCACTGTTTCCTGTGCTCCGACAATATTCTTGTCTACACTGGTTTTTACTGCTACAGTGGCACTTGGAAATCTCTCTGCCAGTGCCTGATTCAGCTCATCCAGCGGCACGCCTGCGTCTTTCAGGGAATTGTATACCATGTCAAATGCTTCCTGCGCTGTTGCTGCTGAACCACTTGTGTTATTAAAGCTGCTCAGGATGCCCTGATAAGTGCCGGCATAATCGCTTGAAGTCATGCTCAGATCATACAAAACATCCCGGACACCTTTGATCGCGTCCTTCACTGTGATAGAAGAAGTATCGATCTTGCCTGTCGTTTCGGAAAATCCAGTTCCCAGAGCTTCCACTTTTGCAGTCATGTCTTCCACGAATTCTGTAGAAACTCCTGCCTGTGCTCCGTACTGTTCCAGGATTTCTCTTGCCTTGTCCGCAGATACGCCATATTCTGCGAGTTTCTGGATCATGTCGTCATACATCTCATTGTTTGCTTTTCCGGCAGATTCGTCTGCCTCTATCAATTTCCAGAGATCTTCTGCCTGGTCCTGCGTGATCGCATGTGCCTCACTCATTGCGCCTGTATAATCGTGAAGATAGCCTCCTGTCTGTGAAAGAATGCCATTTCCACCCTGCGCTGTTTCTACCAGTTCCGCGATCTTCTTTGTCAGAGTCACAGTTCCTGCTGTTGCTACGGCGATCAGCCCTGCCGTGCCGACAACCGGAAGAGCAGAAGAAACAAGATTGCCAAGTGCTCCTGTTACACCGCTCAGACCACTGCTCACAAGACCTGAAATGCTTCCTGATAAGGCTGAAACAGATTCTGTAGCAAGTAATTTCGCGCCCAATTTTGCGACAAGACTGCCTGCAAAAGAAGCGATGCCCGTCTTGCTAAACTCTACTGCAAGAAAAGCTGCTGCTATCACAGCTGCGATTTTCCCCGGTAAGCCTTCACTTTCCCACATTCCTTCTAATGCTCCGGCGATTCCAAGAATTATCATTTTTCCTGCTGTTTTAAGGATCTGGATCCATGGTAACTGTCCAAGAAAATCCCCAATCCCTTTACCCAGATCATAAAAAGTGTCTGGTGTGATGGCATCTGTAAGTGCCGTGCATAAATGAGAAAGGAAATCTCCAAGTGCTTCTCCATTCTCTTTCCACTTAAAATCCTGTATGAAAGTGGCAATTCCGTTACCGATATTTTCCGCCACTTCGTCCCAGTCAAAATCTTCTGTAAACTGCGCCAGGCTCTCAAATGCTCCATTGATTCCTGTTGTCAGGGAATCTGCTATATCTGAGAAGTTTACTTTGTCAAAAATGCCATTCAGGGCTTCTGCTACTGCATTGCCAAGTTCCTGCCAGCCTGTGATCCCTGCATTGTTCTTTCTGGCCATGTCCTGTACAAAGCCATCGAACATCCGCCATGCGATCATAAATTTGTTTCCGAGAGCATTTCCAAACTCTCTCCACGGGATCTCATTGATCATTCCCCGCAGTCCCTGCGAGATGCCGCTTCCAATCCTCTCGAAATTGATGCCTGTGGCTGGATCGGTAAGACGGTTGAACGTCCGGATCAGTGTTGTGATCCCTGCTCCGACAGTACGTCCCATAATATCCCAATCGATGTTATCGACCAGGCTGTTGAAGGTCCTGGTGAATGCATCACAGAACTCTGTGACCTTCGGACCGACGTTTTTCCAGCTGATCGCATCATAGACATATTTCAGTCCCTTGTTAATGCACTGGGCTAAGTACTTTCCAAGTCCCTCCCAGTCTTCCTGTTTGATCAGCTTGCGGATCTTGTCGGCGATGCCCTTGATGGAGTTCTTAATCGGAACCTCTTCAAACATCTGATCCGGTGTCAGGCCTGTATAACCGCCGCCGGTTCCATCTGTCGAGGAACTGTCACTGCCATCATCATAATTATTGATCTCATCAATCGGACTCAGATACCCTTCCAGAGCTTTCGCCGCTTTCTTGGCACTGTCCGCCGTCTTGTCAAGACTGGCCGCGTAATCCTGCTGGATAGATACTGCTTTCGTGAATGTCTTCTGACCGGTTAAGGCCGCAAAGAACATCCCCACATAGGTAAGTGCCTGGGAAAGCAGGTTGATAAACTGCACCAGAATCGGGGCAGCCACTGTCAAGATCGGAGCAAATGCTGTTGCAAGGGCATTCTTCAGCTGTGTCAGGGATGACTGCAGCATGGAGATGCTGTTGTTGGTCGTGCCGCTGTACTGTGCAAGATTCTGGAATCCTTCGACTGCTGCACTCCGCAGCTTGTTCATCAGAACATACAGACTGCGGATACCGATGCTGTATTTCAGCAACGTCCGTATCGCCTTAGTCATCGTACCAAGCGACGAGGTGCTCTTGTTGGCCGACTTGTGGATACTGAAGATACCTGAGGATATCTTCCGGATACCGCCTGCAATGGAACTTGCTGACAGTTTCAGAAGCTTCATGCTCAGTTTCTCCACGGTGCGGATTAGGCTCTTCATACTGGATTTAAGCTGTTTCATACCGTTTTGTGCCAGTTTCGGCGAAAGCTTTTCCAATGCATTCTGCAGTTTTTGTAATGCAGGTGCCTTGTTTCCGACTTCATCAACAACTCCTCCGCATTCACGCACTTTTTCCTTTACGGATGCAAAAGACGTTACCAGACGATTATTCATATCATCTAACCGCATTTCTTCCGTCGTGAGCCTGTATGCTGTGCTCTGATATTCAGAAAGACTCCTTGGATCAACATAAGCTGTACCGGATTTTCTCATTTCTTTCTGTTTTTCTTCAAGGCTTTCTATCGTTTCAAGCATTTTCTGGAGTTCTTTTTCTTTCTCCTTGAAGCCGCCTGAATCATCTGAAAACCCAAGCTTGCTCCATTCTCTCAGTTCACCTTCGAGTTTTGCAGACTTTTCGTAAATATCGTCCAGTTCTTTAC